ATGGCATATTTCAAAATTTGCGTACGAGCTAAGAGAAAAGACAATACGTATCCTGTTTATATTCGTGTAACCCATCACGGACAGGTAGGATATATAAAAACAGATAAAGTCTGCAAGGCTAAGTCTGTTCGGAAGGGTGAGGTAATAGATAATTACATCATCAAGGATATTTCTATTCTTATTGACGGGTATATGTCCCGGCTTAATCGTGAAGATATACAATGTTGGGATATCAGAAAGATACTGGACTTCTTGAGGAGGGATTCTAGCGCACCTTCTTTTTCTGAATTTTGTGAGGGGTTTACCTCTAAGATGGATAACGAGGGAAGAGAATCCACGTCGATAAATTATAAGCTTGCGTTAAGGCGCTTGGAGGAATATATGGGGAAAGACGACATTCTCTTCTCTGATCTTACATCGTCTATATTCAAGGAGTGGATAGATTCGATGAAAGATAGCTTGTACAAGAAACATGGCTATCCGAAGCGGATCAAGACAATGTTTATGGCTGGATGCGAGCGGTATAATAATTATGATACCGGCGAGATGCTTATACGGAATAACCCGTTTAGGGGAGTGAGGGTACCTAGACCTACAGTCCCAGAGAAAAGGGCATTGGACATTAGAACCGTTCGAGATTTTTTTGCGGTATCCGCGGAGTATGGATCAAGAGCTGATCGTGCTAGGGATGTGTGCGAGATCGTTTTTTGTCTTGCCGGAATTAACACCGCTGACCTGTATTATATGGAAAAAGAGAACCTTAGAGACGGAAAGATGTGTTACTGCAGACGTAAGACTACTAATAGGAGGGATGACAAGGCGTATATAGAGATAGCCGTACCAGATAGGCTATCTCATTTGCTTGAGAAATATGCTGGAGAAAAAAGGCTGTTTAACTTCTGTGAGACTTATGGATCAAGTAAGAATTTCAATAAATGTATAAACGAGGGAATAAGTGATATAACAAGAAAAAACGACCTTCCTCATATTTCTGTCTATTCGTTTCGGCATAGTTGGGCTACATTCGCTCAAAACGATTTCGATGCAAGTTTGGATTTAGTAGGCTTTTGCCTTAACCATGCTTCTTCCCATAGGGTGACATCTGGGTATGTTAAGACCGATTTTAGCGTTATCGACCGCTTGAATGCCAAGATACTTGATTATGTGTTTGAAGAAAAAAACGAAAAAAAGATGGAAATAATTTGCGGATTAAAAAAATGACTCTATCTTTGCCGTTGAAATAGCGAGTTGGATTTTAGACGAAAGTTTGAGATCCAACTTTTTGTGTTTATATGTGTTTGGTCTCTTCTTTCTGTAAACTTCCATAAAACAAAGACTTACCGGGTGCCTTCAAAAAAACAGGCACTATGACGATTTCTATTTCTAAAACAGCGCTGCTATCAAGATTGCAGCTTTTGGCGAAGATCATACCCGCCAAATCATCCACGCCGATCCTTTGTCATTTCTTGTTTGAGACGAGAGAAGGCCGGTTATTCATCACCGGATCGAATAGCGAGGGCCGGATAACCACCAGCCTTGAGTGCATCTTCGACGAGGAGATATCTATTTGTGTCCCGACTTCCTTATTAGAAGGACTGAGGAACCTACCCGAGCAACCAATTGATATAATCATCAACAAGGATACCCGTGAGATAAGGATCAAGTACCATGGTGGAAAGTTTGAGGTGGTGGGTTATGCCCCATCTACCTATCCGGGAAAAAGATCGATTGAGGTCTTGGACTCTGTGTCATTGAGCGCGGAGGATTTATTCAATGGGATATCCAAGGTCATAAATTTGGCCGGGAATGATGATATCCGTCCGGTCCTAAGCTCTGTCTTTATTGAGACGGAACCGGAGACCGTATGCTTTGTCGGTGCGGACGGGCATGGCATGGGATTCTTGAGAAAGGGCAATGATAGACAGGTTGGCAAGATCTCAGTTATAATCAGCCGTCCTATAGCCTCGGTATTGAAGGCGATACTTCCGGCTTCCTCCGATAACATGGAAATGAGGGTCGGTGCGGATTGGTCCGATATCATATTCAATGACTATGAGATATCGTTCCGGAATGTGGAGGGGAGATATCCTAATTGGAAAGCTGTGGTACCCAAGGCGAATAAGCTGGAACTGCTTGTTGACACCGGACAACTGATCGGGGCTATTAAAAGGACATCGGTGTTCTCCAATAAGGCCTCATGCCTTATTGTCTTGAGGATCATTCGTGATAAGTTGACCGTATTCGCCCAAGACATAGATTTCTCGACTTCCGCGGAGGAAACGTTGGAGGTCGATTTTAACGGGAATGAGTTCTCGATCGGGATTAAGGGATCGTTGCTTCTTGAGATACTCTCATGTATCGATGACGGGCGTACGAGGCTTTCCTTTAGCGAGCCTAACCGTGCTATCTTGATAACTCCGGAGAACCAATCCGGGAACGAGGAACTTACCTATTTATTAATGCCCATGACAATCCAGTAAGTTATGAAAGAGTTCAAAGATACAATCCAGAAATATTTACAGGAGAGGGCGGCGGAAGATCTTCTGTTTGCCCCGAGACTTGCCAATCCTAAAAAGAGTATAGACGAGTGTTGTCGTTATATCTTGGGAGAGGCCCGTAAGCGTGGAACCTCTGTCGTGATGAGTGATACGGAGGTTTTTGGTATGGCCGTACATTATTATGATGAAGAGAATATCGAGGTCGGAAAAGTTCCTGTCGGTAGCTCCGTTTCTTCTTCCCATAAAGTTGAACTTACGGAGGAAGAAAAGAACTCTGCCCGTCAGGCAGCCATCAAAAGGTTGACCGAAGAGCAATACCGATCGCTCAAAAAGAAGCCAGCCAAGAAGAAGGTTGATGAGAGTGTCCAACAAATGAGCCTGTTTTGATATGAAGCCGAGAACGAGATTGGAAAAGTTGGTGGCGGGATTGAGCGAAAAGCTTCCCGTCATCACAAAGGCGCAGGAGGAATGGGCCAAGGAACACGTGTTCGACCATGTAGCTTACAAATGTAAGAATGAGTTGTGGTGCTCTGAATGTGGCGAGATATGGGTTAATACGGGTAATAGTAAATTGGGTGACAAGACCGAATGCCCCTACTGCCATCATCAATTAGATGTAAAGGTCAGCAGAAAGCAAAAGGACCATGAGGAGGCGTATATGTCCATCCTGCAAGTGAGAGGCGGGTTTCAGGTGATCCGGCATATACTATGTTGGAAAAACGCCCGTAAGGGAACTTCTACGGTGTATTATGATTACATCGAAGTTGTCCAAGAGTGGATTCGGGAAGACGGAAAGCGTACCATTATGGCTATTCCTGTAAATATGGGTCGTAACGGATGGCTATATGGCTCCCCTCTTAGTATCAAGGGTGAATATGGAAGTAACCCATATAATTATTACGGTGATTTATATGCGATATTTGGAGAGCTTTATCCAAGGAAAGAATTACTTCCGGAATTGAAAAAACGGGGACTGAATCGACTGTTCCCGGATGTAACCCCGTCTAAGTTGATACGTGACCTTTTGAAAGGAGGTAATGACGCGGAACTATGCCTCAAGACCGGGCAAATATCCATGCTGAAGCACATGTATAGAAACGGCTTTTCCCAGCTTCGTTATAAGCCATCATTCAATATCTGCAACCGTAACCATTATATTATCAAGGATGCGTCCCTCTGGGAAGACTATATGTCTTTATTGGCTTATTTCGGTAAAGACTTGCGTAATGCCCATTATGTATGTCCTAAGAACTTGAAGGTCGCGCACGATAGGCTATTGGCAAAGAAAGATGCCCGTGAAGCCAAGTTGAGACAGGATAGGGATCGTGTGGAAGCTATCCGTAGGCGTGAAAAGCTCATGAAGGATATAGCCGGCTTCTACGAACGGATGGAAAAGTTTTTCGGAATGAAAATCACGGATGGTAACATAGTCATTTGCCCGTTGGAGAGTATTACCCAGTTTTATCAAGAAGGCAAGGCTATGCATCACTGCGTGTATAAACTCGGATATTACAATCGGCCGGATCGTTTGATACTGTCAGCAAAGGATACCGGTGGCAAACGTATCGAGACGATAGAGGTGAATTTGAAGACGCTGAATATCGTCCAGTCTCGGGCCGTTTGCAATGGCGTAAGTGAGTTTCACGACCAGATAGTAAAACTGGTGAAGAAGAATATGAACCTGATTCGTCAGAAAATGATAGCGTAAAAATGCCAAGAATTAGAACTATAGTACCGGAATTTTGGGAAGATGAAAGGTTTTCGAACGTATCTCTTCCGGCTTGTCTGCTTTATATAGGCATGAAAAACTTTGCTGATGATAGCGGTGTCATTTTAGCTAATGAGACTATCATTAAGTCGAAAGTCTTTCCTGCCCGCGAAGATATTCGTAAGCAGCAGGTTTCTGGATGGCTGCAAGAGCTGATTGAAAACTCTATCCTTGTACCTTTTACATTCGAGAACAAAAGCTACTACGTGATGGACTTTTCCAGTGAGCGCATCGACAAACCGCAAAAGTCGAAAATTCCGGCAGAAGTGATAGAAAACGTTCTTTCGGGCAAAAATAGAAGCAATCCGGGAACATTCGAGAATATTCCCGAACAATCGGGAACAATCGAGAATCCTCCTGCTGGAAAGGAGAGTAAAGGAGAGGATTGGAAAGGAGAGGAGGGTTATACGCGCATAGGCACGCGCAACCCTGACCCCGAACCGGAGAAACCCAAGAATGAGAATTTTGAAAAGTTCAAGCAATGGATTGCTGCGAATGCTCCTAGTGTGGCTAAACTGAAAGAGCCGTTTACGGAAGAACAATTCGAACGGATAAAGCGAGATTTCCCGCTTCAGTTAATCCAGGACACTCTTGTCTCGATGCACAATTATCGAGAGCTGCTCAAAAAATACGTTAGTGCGAACCTCACGTTCCGCAAGTGGGCGAAGCGTGATTTAGAAAAAATGCAGTATGAATCAGGAACAAACAATACAACTCATATCGGAAATAGATCAAACAACCGGCGTACTTCCTCCGGAACTGATGCCGAAAACAAGAGAATCGAGCGTGAGCGTTTGGGGCGTCTTGCCGATGCCATATTACAACAGTCTGCGGCCCAAAACAGTAAATGACGTGTTTGATAGCCCTAGCTGCTCTATAGCGGTTATGAACAAAGAATTTGGAGAGACGCATCTTCGTGGATTTATGGTAAAAGTCTTGAATGATTTGGTAGATTTTTTCAATGTAGGGAAATCGATCGGAGCAGTACAAGTCGCACAAACAGTTGATCTGATTATTGATGAATACTATTTCTTTAAGCCGGATGATTTCAAGCTATGTTTTAATCGGGCGAAAAAGGGATTGTATGGAAAGGTTTATGATCGGATAGACGGGGCTGTTATCTTAGAATGGCTTGGTCGGTATGAGAAAGAAAGGGGTTCTATGGCCATGGATGATAGTATCAATAATTCCAAAAGCTGGGATATACCGGAAGGCGATAGGACTTCTAAAACATTGGAACAAGCGTACCATGAGTTTAGGAAGTATGATTTTGAACGGAAATATAAGGTGTAAATATTTAAAAACAAGGAACTATAATGCAAGAAAATAAAATACAGACCGGTAATACCAAACAAGTTTTACTATCAAAAAAGAACTGTCACCGTGCATTAAAAGTGGTGAATATAGCGAACCCAGAACAGGGTGAATGGCTTTTTAACTGGAGAGGTAAAAAGTTGAGTGATAATTTAATGCGTTGCGACTATACGCATACTGCAGTCCGTATTTCCGATAATGAGGCGGTTGTTATTAATGACAAAGACTTAGGTCTTTGGTCGGTTGTAGAGTGGAAATATGAGGTAAACCTTGAGGAGTTTTGGAAATGCGCTTGCGATGCTTTTTATGCTACAAGTTTCAGTCCGGAGGAACGTGGATCGTATCACATACGCATGTACGAAGAAGAGCTCAATGATGATATAAAAACAATGCCGGAAGAAGAAAGAGAGCGATATATAGCTAAGTACAAAGAATGGGTTCAAAAATTGTTCAATAAGCATTCTCGTATAATGAGCGCCATGATAACAGGGCCAGCCCGTTTTCCGTCAAGACGAAATGAGAAGATGAATAATTACTATGACAATGCTGTCAATGAATTTAGAGCGTGGAGAGAAAAAGCGCTCAAGTCGATAGCTCGAAGGATAGAGGAGGCAAAACCGGAAGATCAGAAAGCGGAGGAAGAGTGGATGCGTGTAAAGAGAATGATCGATGAGCATTTTTTAGCAACCAATTTATATAATAAGCTGGAAACGATTGCAAGAAACGGAAAGGTCGATTTGATGAACAAAGCGATTGAATATGTCAGATCCTTAAACGAAAGTCGAGTTAAACCAATTTTTACCAATCGCCATAAATTCTGGAAACTCGCTGAACTTGCAAATCAATCTATATCAAAACAGGCAGAAAAAGAGAACCAAAAAGATGTGGAAATACTTTTTGATGGTGGCCGGGTAATTAAGAATTACTCCGAAGATAGAGTTCAGATAGTTTTTGATACAAAACCACGGCCTGATGTTATTTCAAATCTCAAACATAACGGTTTTCGTTGGTCACCCCGTTTTTCGGCATGGCAACGCCAATTGACGGATAATGCTTTTTATGCTGTTACTCGTGTAGTACCAGTTGTTATTGAACAATTGAGGAAGGGAGGCTACAAATGAAAGTGCTAGTGACATTCAGTGGCGGAAAAGATAGTCTTGCGTCTCTGCTTTGGGTTCGCAACAAACTGACAAAAAACTTTGTCACGGTGTTTTGCGATACCGGTTGGGAGCATCCGTTGACTTACCAATATATCGAAGAGATACGTCGGTTATTAGATTTGAACCTTGTTACGATCAAATCAAAAAAGTTTGATGGAATGGTTGACTTGGTGAAAAAGAAATCTCGCTGGCCATCGTCACAACGACGGTTCTGTACATCGGAACTTAAAACGATTCCGATGGTTGATTACATCCTAGATGAAGTAAATGATGATATATTGATTATACAGGGCATACGTGCCGCAGAAAGTTCCAAACGAGCAGAAATGCAAAAGCAATGTACCTATTTCAAGTATTATGTGCAACCGTACGGAAAAGACAAAAATGGTAAAGACAAATACCATACTTATAGGCGTAAAGACGTGTTGAGATTTAGATCAAAACATTCCGATGATCTTCTGCGACCTGTATTCGACTGGTCAGCACAACAGGTGATAGACTATATTCTTGATAATGGATTGCAACCTAATCCATTATATCGGATGGGTTATAAACGGGTAGGATGTTATCCATGCATAATGGCTTCGCAACAAGATATGTATAATATAAGTGTTCAAGACCCTAACAGGATTGAATACATTGCAAGCCTTGAACAACAACTAAATAGTAGTTTTTGTGGGCCGGATAAGATTCCATCCAAATATTACAAAGGCGCATATCCGTTTATTGGCGATATTGTTCGCTATATACAAGGAAAGCGGTTGACCGGTTCCCTTTTTGACGATGATGATGTAGCAACGAGTTGCATGAGTTATTATGGACTTTGTGAATAACAAAAAATAAGAAGGTATGAATATAGATACTGAATTTAACGTAGGAGATAGAGTCTGCTATCTGAGCGGGGATAACATTATCCATTCAACTATAAGCGAAATAATTATCGAAATATCCTATACTGATGATAGTTTTCTTATGGTTTATAAGCTGTCAGATGGACTTAGTGTACCCAGAAACAATTATCCTAAATGGGATAAAAGACTTTTTAAAGACAAAGAGAGTTTGATAAAATATTTATCTGATTTATAACTAAAAAGAACCGAATCATGAGTGAACAAAATAAACAATGTCCTGAATTTCCATTTTTTTGTGCATCTTACCCAGATGCTCGTTGTATCAATGGATATCTATGGGATTTGGATAAATGTGACGAAAACGGGAATTTATACGGAGAGGGAGATATTCCTTGCCCGTTCTGCAATACCGAGGAATTTATTGAGTATGATCCTTTTTCAAAAGAAGATGAATTCTATGAAGGTATCGAGTATGAAGAAAAAGCAAAAGAGAAATCCCGTGAATGGTATTTGAATTGGATTATCTATATGCGAGAACAAATTAAATAATAAGGAGTTATTGTAATATTTCAAAATTTTTGTAACCCAAAAGTTTATGAATTCCATGCTTAATTGCAACGGCATTTTTAACAAAACTATTTTGGTATAGCTGTCCAATAGTAAAATGATCTGTGTACAACTCCCCTTTATGATTGGTGTAACCTGTAAGAATTCTAATAGAAATGTTACAAATATTTATACCTTCAAAATCAGGTAAGGGATAATAAATGGTTAAGCATTTTTGTTCTTTTCCTTTAAGAGTAAAGGATTGTATCCAATGAAGCCTTACTGTATGGTTGGGATGTTCAAAATGAATATTTTCATTGGTATCTAATTGGATAGAGACATTTGTAATTGTATTTGCTTGATTCCCTGTATTAGTATATAGTAGAAGAACTCCGAGTTGATTATTCTCGATCTTGGCATCTGAAATAGTTAACAAGATCTCCTCTTTTTTGTAAAAATACTGCATGTAGCAATTAAATACAGTAACTAATACTGCAATAATAGAGAGAACAAAAGACGCAATAACCATAACTGTAATGTTTTAATGATAATTGCAAAGATAGATATTTATATAAACAAATAACAATTCAAATACTAACTTCTGATAAAAGGTTTCCATCCTGAGGCGTTCGTAACCGAGGAGAAGTGAGTTAAGAAAGCCCTTGGTAATCCAGAGGGCTTTCTTTCTGTCCTTTATATCTTATATGAAACTAAGATATGAAAACGCAAAAATGTATAGCCTGTGGCCGGGAAACGGTTTCTGTGATCAATACAGAAGAAGGCCATATCTGTTATAATTGCTACTCTGATAAAAAGAACCCTCCAAAACAAAAGCAAAACCATGACAACGAAGAAGCTCGGATTCAGTCGGAGTTTTTCAATAAGGTTCCTTTATTCTTCCCGAACCTACCGGATCGGCTCCTTTTTGCAGTCCCGAACGG